GGGAGCCGGTACCGATTATATAACCATTCAAAGACGATTCGAATATGCTTCTAACGATATACGATAAAGCCGGGGCCAAGCGTGCGGACGTGGCTGCAAGTGACAGTTCGACGCAGAGCAAGGAGGTGCAGGGCGACAACGTGCTGGCGCTCTCCTTCACGCATTATGCCCATATCCCCCTTGATGTAGGCGACTTCACGGACTACATGGGCGAGCGGTACTGGCTGACGGAGCGGTACACCCCGAAAGAGAAAAGCGGGAGCGAGTGGGAGTATAACCTGAAGCTGTACGGTATCGAGAGCCTGATCAGGCGTTTTCTCGTGCTGGAGACAACGGACGGCGACACCAATCCCCTGTTTACATTGACGGCCACGCCGCGGGACCATGTGGCGATGGTGGTGAAGGCCATCAACGACGGCATGGGTAACATTACCGACTGGAAGGTGGGGCAGGTGGACGGTACCGATCTTATCGTGATCGACTATGAGGGCATGTACTGCGACCAGGCTTTGAAGGAGATCGCCGGCAAGGTGGGAGGCAAGGCCGAGTGGTGGGTCGAGGGGCAGACGGTAAACGTGTGCCGTTGCGAACACGGTGAGGAGATCACGTTGGGATACGGCAAGGGGCTGACCTCCCTGGAGCGGGATACGAGCAATACGGCGAAGTTCTACACACGCCTTTTCCCGATCGGCAGCAGCCGGAACATCGACGCCGAGAAGTACGGCAGCCCCCGTCTGATGCTCCCCGGAAAAAAGAAGTACGTGGAGGTGGGCGTGGACGAGTACGGTATCTATGACCACTACGAACAGGCCGCCTTCAGCGATATCTATCCCCGGCGGGTGGGAACGGTAAGCAGTGTCCGCAGTGAGGAGGTGACGGACGAGGAAGGTAAGGCCTTTACCGTCTATTACTTCAAGGACGGCGGGATGGATTTCGATCCTAACGATTATGAGTTGGCCGGTGAGACGAAACGCGTCTCCTTCCAGAGCGGTGACCTTTCCGGGCTGGGAGAGGGGGACGACCATTATTTCGAGGTGAATTTCGATAGCGCCACCCGTGAGTTTGAGATCATCACGATCTGGCCTTACGGTGATGATACGCAGCTTCCGGGCGGCAAGCTCGTCCCGAAGGCCGGGGACACCTATGTCCTTTGGAACATCCGGATGCCGGATAAGTATTACCGGCTGGCAGAGGAGGAATTTGCGACTGCGGTGGACGAATACAACAAGGACCACTGGCTGGATATCGCCGCTTACAAGGCTCCGACCGATCATGTGTGGATCGAGCAGCAGGAAGTCGATTTGTTTGTCGGCCGGCGTGTGCGTTTGGAGAGTGCCGAGTATTTCCCAAAGGACGGCTACCGCAGGAGCCGCATTACGAAGATCACCCGTAAGGTAAACCTTCCCGGGGAGATGGACCTGGAGATCAGCGACGCCCTGCAGGTATCGAAATTTGACAGGGTAAACGACAGTATAGGGGAATTGAAAAGCTATACGAAAGCCAAGGCCGAAAGTTCCGGGCTTCCCGATATTATCCGGAGCTTCGATAATACGCTGCCGACCGACAACAACCTTTTCTCGGCAAAAAGAAGCCAAAGGGAATTCCTGAGTAAACGCCATCGGGATACCGCTGCCGAGGTGATCGGTTTTCTGAAAGGGGCTTATTTTGGGGATTACAAAGCCGGTGAATCCGGAGGCAATGTTGACGGCGACGGGAACGCCGAGTTTCTGACGGCTGTTATCCGGGAATTGCTCCGCAGTACCCGTTTCGTGGACGGCATGTTCGGCGAGGGTTGGCAGATATGGATAGATAAAATAACGGGGCTGAGTAATCTCACGATAGACAAGGCGACCATCCGGCAGACGTTGGTGGCTCTGGAGCTGCTCATAGAAACGGTACGCAGCGTAAGGGGGCAGCTGGTTGTCTCCGCCGCCAACGGTAAGATCAAGACCGTGACCAAGGAGGGCAACAATTACCGCATCTCCTTTGAGCAAGAGAACACGTTCGTGGCGCACGACCTGATGCGCTGTGCCGTTTTTACGGGGGCGGAGATTCGGGGTTACTGGGTGGAAGTGTCGGAAGGCGATGCGGAAGGGATAACGGTACCCCAGAGGGAGTTTGGTGGGACGGAACCGAAGGCGGGCGATGAGTGTGTACTTATGGGTAACACGGAAAACCCGCTCCGGCAGAACCTGATCAGCATAGCAGCTACCGAGGACGGCCAGCCACGTGTTGACATACTGGATGGCGTGATGGCGAAAAACTTCAACGGCTGTTTGCGCTGCCGGGTGGGTAATCTTGACGGTATCAAGGACAGTGCTTTCCCGGCGAATAGCCAACCACACGGGAACGGTCTCTATGGCGACAACGTATATTTGAAAGGTACGTTCGTCCTCATGACCGGCGAGGATATCCTGACGAAATTTGAAATTACGGAGGGTAAGATACAATCAGCCGTGGAGGGTCTGCGCGACGAGGTGAGGGAGGAGCAGAGCTTTTTCGATAACACCACGTTTACCGAGGGGATGAGTAAATGGATAAGCGGGTACAAGGCCGCGTTCCTGACTTTCGGCGGCAAGTGGATTCTTGCCGGTAACAAACTGTTAGTATCGAGCGAGAACGGCAACGTGGAGGTCGTAAAGACCGGCAAGGTTCCTTACGTCAGGATAACGAACAGTTATATCATGCAGAAGAACGGGGATTTCCGCACGATTCCCGATTTCAAGGAGTTGAACGGGGACGGGCTTCGCATTCCGGGCTATGTCTACCTGTCCTTCCATTACAAGGTGATCGAGGCCGGACACCTGCGTATCGAGTTTGTCAATTCCAACAAGAACGGATACGAGAATTTCAACATGTTCGCTTACGACGGTGATTTGCCGGTCGGTGGGGAGAAGGTATTCAACCATTCCGGGCTGTGGAACGGGACCGGTGACTTCAAGCTGTCGTTCACGGGTGTTATCCAAGTGTCCTTGTTGGTGTTCTCGACAGACCGGACGGATGCCCTGGCGTATAAGTATGCCACGTTCTTCGACCAGTCGGAGAAGATGATCCGAATCGCGGCGGCGAATTTCGATAAGGACGGCAATGTGCTGGAGGCATCCTCCATTATCACGACGGCCAAATATAACAGGCTGATTTCTGTCCATTTCGATGAGAACGGGGAATTGCGGAATAAATCCGGGTTGGTGACTACCGCCAATTTTTCCAAGCTGTTCGCTGAGGGCGTTACAAGCAACGGGCTTGTAAAGAAGGCGGAACTGAATGTCTATGTCAAGCGTGACGAGTTCGGCAATCTTGTTTCCGGTGTCACCATTAAAGCCGACCAAATCAAACTGGAGGGGCTTGTTACGGCTAACGGCTATTTCAAGGTCCTCACGGACGGGAGTATCGAGACCCGGAACGCGAACATCAGCGGTACTGTCAAGGCGAGCGGCGGTAAGATTGGCGGCTTTACCATCGATTCCGGCCGTCTGTATTGGAAGAGCCGCGATTATTTCGGAAACGATTCCCGGAGTTTGAAACTGGGAGTCTCGAGTTCCTCGACGGAGGGGATCGTGGACGTGGCCTTCAATGGCGCTACCAGTGGGCGGTTTGGCGTAAAATCAGTCGGGGCGACATCCGGTGGGGCCGCTATATACGCATCGATAGGCTCCTTAACCTACCCGGCCAGCGGTATGACCTATGCCGGGTTCTTTGTGGGTCCGGTAGATGTAAGGGATACCGGTAGCGGATTGACAAGTGATGTTTGTGCGTCGAAAGGGTTCCGGTACATCAAGAGCCGCAATTCCGACGGTACATACGTGTATAACGAGGGTGTGAACTGGGGGGATGGTGCCGCCCAGAATCCCGACCTTGACAAAATAAGACTTATCGTGAGGGGCGGCATCATAGTCGGCTATACAGGGGAATAAACATTTAAAACCAAAGAGATATGAAAGTTGACTTAAACAGGAGATTCAGGGGCTTTGACGGGAACGAGCTTGGCGGCGACAACATCGCCACCGCCGTAGCGGAGGCCCTGTTCAATTACGGAAAAGACAAACCGGTAGGCCGTGATGAGAAGTTCAAGGCTTACGTCCTGTGCCAGCGTATCATCCAGGGCGGTGGAATCCTGGAGATCACCACCGAGGAGGGTACGCTTATCAAGGAGGTATGTGGCGAGAGCCTGACGGCCGGCGGTTACGGCCAAGTTTATGAACTGATAGAGGGAGGGGTTTGATATGGCACTGACAGAATCGGATATCGCCCAGGTTTTGGAGGCGGTCAAGGCGGAATCGAAGAGTGTCGAATCCCTTGAGACGGTCGGCTCGCTGAGCGGGGTCAAATCCCTGCCGGGACAGAAAGGTGACAAACTGGTGAACGTCCCGATCACCTTATTGAGCAAGCCAGCCGATGACGCGGCGGCCCGGGCGATCAAGGCCGCTGAAAGGGTGGAGGGATTGGCTCCCGAAATGGAAGCGGCCACCCAGGAGACAAAAAAGGCCATTCAGACGGCGGGTGAATCGGCGGCAAAGGCGGAGGCGGCCGCGAAGAAGGCCGAGGATGCGATAGCCCAAGGCTACAAACATAAGGAGATGAGTGAGGAGGAGTTTGAAAGTCTCCCGGAAAAGGACGGCAAGACCATTTACCTGATTTACGAGGAGGAATAGGTATGATAAGTGTTGGAAACAAAGAGGTGACAGCCATCCGTGTAGGCGAACGGGTGGTGGCGACGGTCTATATAGGGGCCAGGCTGGTTTGGCAAGCCATCCGGAGCTGTTTCGGCGCGGGCTTTTGGCGCGGTGACAAACCCTGGAGCCGAACGGATGGCTGGAAACGGATGAAATAACTTTTAAAGAATAACGATATGGCGAAAAAAGTGTATGACGAGGACGGTCTGGATATGCAGAAGACCGATTGGTCCGGTGACGAATCCACGGGTAATCTTCCGGTGAGCGGCCGGTTGGTGGAGAACTATATCAAAAGTATTGATGACAAGGCCACCCCTACGGAGGAGCTGGCCGCCGGTGAGACGAAAGCCCCCACGAGCGGCGCGGTGTTCGCCTCGCTGGTGGGCACCGTGACGAATATCGACGTGACGGACAGCGAGGACGGCACTCAGTACGTGATGACAGTCACGCAGAAGGATGGCGAAGGCGGGGAAAGCGACAGGGAGGTACGCTTTTCCAAGTATAGCGACGATGACAAGGTGGTGGTGAATATAGACCTGACCGATGCTTCGGGTTCCTCCTTGCCCGCTTCCCAGTATTTGTCGTTGGGTACCGGTTTCGTGGTGAGATATGCCGTTGGCGTGGGCACGGCCGGTGGCGGCGAGGTGAGTGGCTACAGCGACCTGAAGGCCAAGGTGGTCGTAAAACGTGGCTCCACGGTCCTTTCAGAATTCCAGGATGCGGAGTTTGTCGGCGTTACGGCCGGTCAGAGCTATACTTTTGACGCGTCGCCTTACCTGAAGGATGCCACGACCTACACCGTGCAGGTGGAGGCGCAGGCCGGTTATGATGGCGGTACGCTGATGAAAACCGCTACCGCCAGGGTGACGATGGTGGCTATGGAACTAAGTACCACTTATTCGGTTGGGAACGGACTTGCTGACGGGGGATACCGGAACGACGTGAACATCCCATTTACAGCTAAGGGAACGAGTGGCGAGAAGAACATCTACTACCGTATCAACGGCGGGCAGCCCTATACGCTTGGCCTGTCAGCCGGTTCCGGTGTCCAGCAGAAGAACGTCACCGTTGCGCTGAGTGAAATGCGGGAGGGCATGAACGTGGTGGAAGCCTATGCGCTGCACGAGAACTCCGGCGTGGTGAGCGAGATACACTACCTGACCCTGCTGAAAGCCGGGGAAGGTGTGACGGCCTATGCCGGCATGATGTTCAACCACCGGGCGGCAGGGTTCCAGCGTGACTGGAAGCACCCCGTACTGGAGGCAGAGCAGTTCACGGCGTGGAACTTCACGTATGCCGGCTATGACAGGGATGCGTACACGGCCCGTGTGAAAGTGACCAGCCGGGGCAGTGTGGTGAAGGAAGACCTGCTGCAGCGCGGTGAGACCGGCAGCTACGGGCGTACGAACGTGAACGTGGAACCGCTGGATTACCGTGTGTCGTGCGGTGATGCCGTGCTTGAGGTGCAGGTGAACACCACATCGCACCCCGACATTGAAGCCACGCTGGCACCGGATGCCGTGTGCACGTTCGATGCCTTCGGGCGAAGCAACACGGAAAACAACCCGGAAAGCTGGGTGAGCGGGGACAAACGGATGGAATTCCGTGATGTGCTGTGGAGCGTGAACGAATACGGCGCAGGAAGCGGCTGGCACAAGGACCGCCTGCTGCTGGCCGGCGGTGCGGGCATGACACTGACGGCAGACGGCGGTTATCGCCCGTTCAACGAGGCGGACAAGCCCGAGGGTTTTGCCATCCGCGACGTGGGCATGACGTTGGAGATAGAATACAGCACGGCCAACGTGACTGACACCGACGCGGAGCTGATCACCTGTCTGGGCACCCTGCAAAACGGCAACCGTTACGGGCTGGTGGTGACCCCGGAGGAGGCGAAGTTCCTTACCGGCGTGGTGACGGAGGCGATGGATGCCGGTCAGGTCCTGCGCTATGAGGACTCGGTGGGTACGAAGTTTGAACCCGGTAAGAATATCCGCATCACTTACGTGTTCTATCCGGACGTGGAGACCAACGAGCAGCGGACGCTGATCGGCTTCTATGTGAACGGGGAGGAGTCGGCCGCCTCGAAGTGGCTGGACAAGGTGAACTTCGACATCCGGAGCCAGCTGGAGTTTAAATCGGAGGGGGCTGACCTGAACGTGAAGAGCGTGCGCATCTATAACAAGGCGCTGACTTCGGACGAGGTGCTTAACAACTACATCGTGGACCGCAACCATCTGGAGGATGCCGACGGGGAACCGGGCGTGCGTTCGCTGGATGAGGACAACCGCGTGCTGAACGAGGGGGACACGGTGAGCATG